ACTACCACCTTTCTTAAAAGCGATTGGTTTAATCTTACCCATACCTCTGCATTTCATCATAATTAAGCCCTTGTTTTTCCTTTCATCGCAATACCATCACGAGGACATTTTTTACCAACTTTACCACCATGTTTATATTTCATAGCCATACCGCCACCCATCATTTTCTTTTTAGCCGTACCGTCTTTTTTAAAAGTTCCATCTTTGTTTGGGTCGCCTCGAAATCCTTTAGGTGATTTATCCTTAGCTTGTTTCTTTTTGACTTTTGCAATAGCAGCACCTAGTCCTGCAGCTGTTTTAGCAGCTTTCTTCATACCTTCTGTTACAGCTTTTTTAGCAGACCCGCCTTTTTTCATAAAGCCCATCTTGTTACGAACTTCTGTTGGTAGTTTAGATAGACCTGGATTTTTCTTTTTATCTACAGGTTTCATTTTACCACCCATAGCCATTTTTTTCTTTTTATCCATACCGCCATCTTTCATTTTTTTTATTACAGCTTCACGTTCTTTTTTAAAATCTTCTACACTTGAACGAGGTGCACTTAGAAAGGCTTCTTTCATTTTCTTTCTAGCCATACCACCATCTTTCATAGCAGGAGTGTATTTAGGTTTATCACCCATCTTTGGAAGCTTAGGTTTTTGTGGTGGTTTAGGTTTTCCTCTTTGAAGTAAATCTCTTACTTTAGGCTTTTTAGTTCGACCACCATCTTTCATTTTTTTCTTTTTACCGTAATTCATTTTTTTCTCCGTAATTTATTTAAACAACCAAGTGGCTACAATTCCAGCTACTACGCCTAAACCACTAAACATCCACAAAGCAACCTTACGGCCACCACTTAGTTCAGATAAAGCCTTTTCTATACGGTCTATCTGAGTGTCCATCTTGTCTACCTTTAAAATGATATGGTCTATATCTTTCTTCATATGGTCTATTTCAACTTGATGAACTGCTACTGTCTCTTGCACCTTATCTTCCATGTTAACATTTCCATCTCTTACGAGCCTGACGTAACCTTGAGTTAGGATTCTTAGCTGCTTTAGGAAACTTCTTCATTTGTCCTGCACTACGTGCACAGAATGATTTACGTCTCTTAGCAGCTTTCGAACCTTTTTTAACCTTTCCAGTTACTGCTGTTTTTAATTTACTACCAGGGTTGGCTTTACGATAGGCTTTGACACCTTTTGCTGTCATACCTGCTCCAGATTTAGTCTTTCTAAAATTACCAGACTTAACTGAAGTTTTAATACCCATACCCTTTTTTCTGGTAGTTGCCATAACTATCTATCCACAAAATAATACAGTGTTAGTAACATTAGTAATAGTAACTACAGCAAAATCTGAAATACTACTACCGTTTGAAGTTGTTAATATACCCATGCCAGGAAGGAACATATCTTGTGTTCCAGTTGCACTAGCTGGTGTTGCTATATTTAACAATTCTGTACCTGAACTACTATTTAAGTTCATTTTAACACTACCTGCCGAACCACTAGCTAAATAATAAAACCCTTTTAATCGAGTTCTAGGTAAAGCTATTGACCCAGTTGTTCCTATACTTACATTACCTGCTGAAGCACCTGAAGCTGTAATACTTGTAACTTTAGCAAAAAAATTACTAGAATCAGCTGTGCCAGTATCAGCACCCGTGACAACTTCTGTAGTTGAGTTTCCTGTTAGTGCATCAGCCACAGTAATACCAACGATAGTGAAAGTATCTCCACTGTCGTCTCCTGCTGAAGTAAATCTAACTTTATAACCAACCCCGTTAGGGCCTGCGTCATCGGTGAGTAAGGTCAGAGCCCCAGCACCCGCTATGGATGCTGCTGCTCTATAGTATGTAGCACTTGTGGAAGGGGTTACTGCCCATATATCTCCATTACTGCTCATATTGTTCTCCTATTAACTAACTGCTGCACTAAAAGGTGTAGCTAAGTTTCCAGTACCAGCGGTAACAACTGAAACACTCCATTTAGTTGAACTGATAGCTGTACATGTAATTGTAGCGTGTGTTACACCACCTGTTGTGCTTCCATTTAATGTAATAGTATCTGATGCAGCTGCTGTTACAAATCCTTCTGTATTGTCATCTGTATCTGTGTCAACGATTGTTGCTGAACCAGTCATAATGTCATTTGCATTTGCAACTTGAACTATTAAACTTCCTGTTTTTGTTATTGAGTTAACTATTGTGAATGTAGCACCAAGATTATTTAGATTGTCAATGTCAGAACCTGGTCCTGAACTTGCTCCGTCTGCTGTTGCATTTAATGCTGGTAATGTGTAAGTTACTGCTCCAGCAGCATCGTTATGTACGATTTTGCCTGCGTGTGTAGCGACTGTTAAAGCTACGCTTGCGTCAGCGTCTACGACATTACCTGGTCCTGTGTTAATAAATCCATTTTTGGATACTACTGGACCCGAAAAAGTTGATGTAGCCATTATATATCTCCATACAAAGTTAGAACTTATCTATCGTGTATGCGTCTGTTCGGGGGCAGTTAGATAAGTTACGTTGTTCCCGATAGATAAATTATACCTACTTTGAGAATAAATAAAAGCAAAAAGAAAACCCAGCGAGAGATTAGCTGGGTTTCCAAAGTAAGTGTCCAGAACTATGAAAAACTGAACACTCTCAAGTGTGCCTATTAAGCACCTTGTGAGCCCCACATTCCTAATGGGTCGGAAAAACCGAATGAGTATCTTTCACGGGCTTTGTATCTTACATTACCTGTGTCGAAGTCACCGTCCATAGATGTAGTTAATGGTGTTCTTACAAAGTATTTCATACCATTTGGTACATCTGTTGTTAGGAAGTATCCATCAGTATCAGTTAAGTAATGATTGATAACATATCCTTCAGGAATTGCACCGTTGTTTTTCAATGCGTTGATATCGTTATCAGCTGTACCGACTCTTTGGTCAGTATCTAATAAACGTGTAGCAACAAATTGTAACGCTGGTGGAATAATTAGCTTACGTGGTTTCGCAGCAATCAATAAACCTCTTTCATCAGTCCAAGCAGCTATTTGAATAACCGCATTTTCTAATGATGACTCGTTTAAGTCAGCAGCTGTTGATTGAGTATTGTTGTTTGTACCACCGTTTACTAATGGATGGTCTGTAGCGAATAATGATTTACCATCTCCACCATTTGCATCCGAGAAACCATTGTTTAGAATGTTCGCAGCTTTTACTTGTTTAGTATTAGCCATTGAACGTGCTAAAGCTTTTGTGTATCTCGCAGATAAAGTATCGTAAAGGTTATCCTCTACAGCTTCTTCTGTTAGTGAGAAACCTAAAGCTATGGTTTCGTGGTTGTATCTAGCTGTGAACGCTTCTTGAGCATTGTCATAGGCGATGGCTGAACCTTCGTCTTTAACAGGTGCTTGTCCAAAACCAGATAGTTTTGTTTCTTCTTCAAAACTACGTTCTGATGTTTCAGATTCGTAGATTTCTGCGTGCTCTTCTCCATAACGACTGTATTCCATTCCGAATAAAGCATTAAGGCCTGGGAGCAACTCTTTTAATAACTGAGCTCTTGAAATTGCCATTGTTTATTCTCCTTTATATACCTGTTGCGTTAGTGTAAGAATGTTGAGCAATATTGAACTTCACTAACACATCAGTAAACGCATCGCCTACTTGTGAGTTTGGTGAGTCAACAAAATCAACAATTCTGAATCCCTGTGTAGTAGTCGCTACTGTCGCATCTAGTGCTGAAGTAGAGTTACCTGTCACAGTTGAACCAGTTGATGTAGATTGTACTGCAGCTAATGGAGCGTTTGCACCAAGACCAGCTTGGGCTACTGACGCATCAGCTTGTACTTGAAATACTACATCAGGGTCATCGACAACATATCCAACAGCATCAGATGCTACTGTGTTTGCTGGAAAATATTGAGCGAAAACCTTTTGTTTTGAGTTTGGGTCTGTATAAGAACATCCAACGAATACGCCTACTGTTCCTGCAGGGAAAACTGAAGAGTTAGAACCAACAGTGGTTACTATCTCAAGTGTTCCTGCTGTAACGATAGATACAACGCTTCCGTTGAAGATGTTTGTGTCATACCCAGACGCTATTTTAATTTGACGAGTAGAACCAGCATAAGGCTGTCCACCAATCAAATTTACGGGCTTAAGACCGTAAGGTGCGGCTGTTGATGCCATAATATAATCTCCTTAAAAAATTATCTTTTGCCTTTAGTCACAGTAGATTTTTTATCAGAAAATAACGGCATTCTAGGGTCGTTCTGTCTCATTAGGTTGTTATCTACAGCCTGTTCCTGAGCTCTAGCTTTTTCCTTAAAATATTCATTTCTCTGGTCTACCATTTCCTGTGGCATTTTACATAATAGCAGTCCCCCTACTTCAATACCGTCTTTGAATCTTGAGTTAGGGTCTGCTGGTAAATTTACTTCTGGGT